TATCTGCACGGCCCGCACTGTCAAGAATCACAGGGTTAGCATTGGCAATCAGTCCACTCGACGTGGTGTAGCTATTTTTAGGCGTAGTCGTGCCCGCGGTGTAGGTGTAAACCTTACCACCTGATAAAGGGTCGCCGTTGCTATCGAAAAACGTGCAGTATGGAGCCTGTAGTGGTGATGCGGTCATTAGGGAGCCTTTTTAATTGGAGTTGACGTACCGCGCGCCTTGAGCGCATCGCTGATTGAATAGAACGCCTTGAGCTGCTGAGCTGCTTGCGTCCCTCGTGGGTTGTTCATTCTCGCAAGGTTGCTCAAGTCTTTAACAATCTTGTATTTGGTTTGCGGGTCTGTTTCATAGAGGATATTTGCAACATCCGCTGCTGATTTATCACTTAGCCCGTCAAATCTCTTACTTACCCATTTAATAACACGAGTTCCAGCGGTTCGCTTAGCGCCTTTATTCAGCAAGTCATCTATTAGTTCAGCGCCGCCATCTGTAAATTCCTCAGCGGCAATCTGTCTGCCAGCGGTGCGGCTATTCCCAACAATCTGGTTGCGCAGTTTATAGATATTGTCTGTTGCCATAGCGTCATTCATTAACTTTCCATATTCCTTTGGCGATAGAATTGCTCCTAGCTTCTCGCGCGTAGCTGGTTTTTTAAAAATGCGGGCAACATTCGCGCCATCAACAGTATTCTCAATTTGCTCTCGCATAGATTTAAGAACGCCAGCCTTGTAGGCTTTTTTTTCAGTCGGCCCCATTAGCCCGTAATTACGTTTAATTAATTGCGAGTCATCTTGAAGGAACCGCGTTCCTTGTTCCAAAGCATCTGTTGCAGATAGATAATCTCCAGATTCTTTTCTAGCTTTGGCATAGAGTTTAGTTTTATCTGCGCTATCCATTTCATTCAGAAGGCCATTTTTTAGCTGCGTGATGCGGCGCTCTTGTCCTTCATCACCAGCTCTGCGTGCTTGCCGGATTGTATCATCCATTGAACGCTTAACGTAATCGAGCGTGCGTAGTTTTAGACCTTTGCCTACACCTTGCCCCGTAGACATCATCCCAGCCTCATTTGCCAACGCTGTCAATTCTGGGTCTGCCTTGGAAAGCAGCGCCATTTCATTTTGCATATTGCGAGCAGCATCACCTAACGCCGAGCGCCCTTCTGGGGTTTCTAAAATACGACTTATAATCGGCGATTCGATTTGTTGGTTAGCTTGGAAGGCTTTGCTGTAGAATGGTGCGACTTTGGCGCGTCCTTCGTCCACAATTTTATCTGCGGTGTCGTAATAATTTGCTTCTGGGCTAATAGTCTTGCCAAGCGAGCCTTTTAGCTTTTCAGGAGCGCGGCCCACAGCATCATCAAAGAATTCTGTCGCTTTAGCGCCTCCCGATGGATATTGCGCAGCGCCTTCTGCTAGATTGGCAGTTCTAGCCCCCCCAGTTTCAACAAGCGATTTTCCTTGAGTCGAAGCGTAACTGTTAAGAATTTTCCGAGCGCCTTCTTCGCCGTGGTCGGCTACTAAACGAGCATAAACTTTACTAATTGGGGAGTTTTTAGCTGCAATCTCGCCACTATTTTTAGCCATGCGCAAAGCCGCTTTATCAGCAGCAGCACCTATTAAAGACCCTGCCCCCGTCGCTGCCGCATTGGTAGTCGCAGTGACAGCACGCGGGCCCGGCACGATGAGACTGGCCACGCCAGCAAGATTCCCCGCCGCTGAAAGGTCGAGGGCTCTGCCCGGATTGTCCTTAGCGAAATCATTGTACTTGCTAGCTGCTGAACCGCCTGCTTGCTCCAGCGCGCGAAGGGCGGGAGAAACCAGTGGATTATAATCCCTATTAGCAGAATATACAAAGCCAGCAGTATCCTTAACAGTTTGTGGTATCGCCTCAGCAATCTTATCGTTTATAACACCCAATCCCTGACCAAGCACGCGAAATCCTGCTTGCGTAGGCCCAGTTTTACCAGTTTTGTATTCGTCAATAGCTAAAGCCGTATTGTCAATGCGTTTGTCATAGGATGGCTCAGGCTTCGGAAACTTGGCTTGCAGAACTCCTTTAATGGCCTCTGGGGTCATATCATCGGGGAACTCTAATTCTTGACCATTTACCTCAACAATTGGCATTATTCAAAATCCCCCGTTGCTGGGTTGTATTTCAAACGCGGTTTAGGTTTCTTAGCTTCAAACGCAGCTTTGCCTTTGGCCTCGACAGGGGAAATAGCGGGAGCTTTATAAGCAGGCCCCGCACCGCGTGCTAAACCTCTTTGGATTACCGCTCTATTGGCAGCTTTTTGAGCTAATAACTCAGGCGGGTCTCCAACTTGCGGGTATAAGGTAGCGTTCTCATTTACATATTCAGTCGGGCCAATTACTGCACCAGAAACAGCGCGCAGACGAGCCTCGGAAACGTTTTTCCTTGCCTGATTGTAAGACTTGTACTCAGGGGAGTTAAACTGGTCGCCAAATGGGTTAACAAAATCCAGCGCACGTTGCCCAATATTGGAATATGCAGATATGTTTTCAGGTTTTTCTAATGAAGGCAACGATTGCGCCATGCGGTCTGCTGCCGATGCGTTTTTCTGTTCAGCATCACTCATGGTAAGTTTTGCCTTAGAGTAAGCCTCCGTAATAACTTGCTGCGCTTTACGGTTTCCCTCATTAGCGCGCATTTGCTCCTCATAAGCTAAATCCCACTCATTTTTTTGTGGGGCGGCGGCTTGCGTGGGTGCCACTTCAGCCAAGAAGTCGCCGCCGCCCTGACTTGGAACGCCCATTGCATTAGCGAAATTGCTTCCAACTTTGAAGCCCCCCGAATTAACCTGTGGAGATGATTGCGTGGCCGAAGGCTGGCCGAACCCAGATATTCCATCAAACAATTTAGGCTTTTGGATAAGATTGCCTGTCACGTCCATCGTGACGCCGCCGCTTTTATTATTCAGATATTGTGCGCCTGCTTGTTCAAGTGGCGACAACGGGATTCCTTGCGCAGCTTTGGCAAAAGCGACTTCACCAACTTTGTCTAAGTCAAGCTCCTGAGCCTTCTTAATCTGCGCCATCGTCAACGCTTCAGCCAAGCCCGTCTTGCGCGCTTCCTCTTGGAAGTCGGCAAACCCCTTGTATCTGGAGAAAACCCCTACATCAGCCATTATGCTAACCCTAATGCTTTCAGTTGTTGAAGCGTCAAGCCACCAGTATTGCCGTACCCACCGACTTTCGTTCCCAAAGCATTGCTAAGGGATTGAGCAAGGTTCTGTGAGCTTGCGCCAGCCGCGTTAGCATTGACATCGCCCGCCGACCCATAAAGCTGATTCTGGCCTTGAGTTTTTTGCAGCCAGCGTTGATAGTAATCGCTGAAGGCGTTATTTGCATAATCTTGATTGTACTCCGATGCAGCTTTAAGAGCTTTACCACTAAACAACGAACCACCCGCAGCTAGACCTTGGTTTAGACCTTTTTGGCCTTGCTCAAGGTTGAATTGATATCCGGGGTCAGATGTAATCCCAGACGGGTCGAATGATTCAAGATTAGCCATCTGCTGTTGGTTAGCACCAAGCAGTGCTTGTTTCTGCTTCTTAATGGCTTCTTCCTGATTGTAAGCACCAAAAGCGTTTGCCGCTAGGTTGATTGGCGAGAACGACGAACCACCACCACCGGAGATGCCTTCGGTAATGCCACCGATTGAAGGAAGCGAGTTATTCGTTAAACCTGTAGCTTCCCCTAGAGCGCCTAGGATGCCGCTACGCCCACTAACACCGCCCAACGGCGCGCCGGATTGTGTCGGCCCTTGCAATTCACCGCCAAGGCTTCCGATGTTAGCGCCCAATGCGCCACCCGCTGCACCCGTAAGAGCACCCTTTAAACCACCTCCTGTTAGCGCACCAATCCCGCCACCGATAAGAGCATTACCTAGCGTAGCAGAACCTAACGTACCAGCGCCAAGGATAGAACTACCCAATGCAGTGCCGATACCCGGAGCGAAATAAGCCAAAGCAGCCGGAGCTACGGCTCCTAAAATTTTCTTAATGCTCTTAAAGAACCCAAACTCAGGATACCCCGTTTCTGGGTTGATTTTGTTTGCGGGGTCGCCCACGGTGAACTCAGCTAGATTAGCCCCATTTTGCTCAAACAATGCCATCAGCATTTGCTGAACTTCTGGGTCACTCATGAACTCGCGTGGAATGACTACTTCACCCAGCGAAAGGTGCGCCATCGTACCGCCTGCTGCTGCTGCATCAGTGCCGCGTCCCGCTTCTTCTAATTCCATTTGTGGTTCCATGTTAGTTCGCCTCTATAATTCCAGTGATTGTAATGGGGGTGGTAATAAGTGACCATGTGGCCGTGTAAATTCGTTTGTCCGATGCTGTAACCCCAGCTTGGCTTGCCGTGAATCCGCTGCAACTTGTCGCATAGCCATTCGCCCGTATTGTGAGGGGGAAGTTATTACAATAGGTGCTTCCAAGTGTTGCGCTGGTATCCGTGGCAGGAGTAATAACAATTCTGAACGCTACTAATTTCTGACTGATTCGGTAGTAAACACCTGTTTTTGTAGCTACGCCAGTTTCCGTCAATCCAACGAATGTAGGTGTCCAAGTCTTACCCAAATCGCCCGTCGCTAGCTGGTCTTGGAAAACAAGCCAGTTGATTGTCATGAACCTGTCATTATCAACTACTGGTTCTGTTTTTGGTGGCAAAAGTGGGATTGTCATTGTAAATAACTCCCAGTTATCGCGCACTTGCACGGGTCGCTAAAGGTAATCTCAAAAGTACAGATTTGCTTGATGCCAAGACGCCGGAACACGACTTCTTTGCCGTAGTTGCCTACTGCGCCGATTCCCGTGGTAAAAGCACTGCTCCACGTTCTCGCGCCGTCCTTACTGATTCTCAAGGACACTTGAGGGTCGCCACCAGATTCTAAGCCAGTTCCAGTTTCAAACCCTATCTGAAGTGTACTATACCTGACAGGCTTTAGCTCGTCAATTAAATGTGTGTAAATCCTGCGTCTTTGAATGGGTAAGCCGTTATCGGTATAGGTGGTAAGCGACATCTCATAAATTGAACCATCGCGGCGGCTTCCGACAAGATGCTTGTTAAATACATTCACGCAACAAACGCCAAGATGCTGCTCATAATCGCCTGTTACCCCAAGGAAGGCACGCTCGTGCCATAATTGAGTAGAAAGGTCATAAACAAGGGAAGTTTCAAGTGAGCCTCCGGTAATAACCAGATAAACATGCCCGTCCTGCTGGTATGTCCATGTTCTTAATGCCGAAGGGTCGGTGACTTGCTGAAGTTTAATCTCAATAGCTTCAGTTGAAATCCTAGTAGGAGTGAAGCCTTGGGCTTTATAGACAATCCCCCCGCCTTGCGAGTTATGCCCAACCCAATAAACAGAGGTGTCAATCGAAATAATTGTATTGGGGGCAACCGTACCAACAGGAGTTGAGCCGGAAATACGCGAAAATGGAAAGTCACTGTCGCCTGTGTTGCGCCAGATTTCTAGCGTATCCTCACCCAATAAACCTAATTGACCTACGAAATTCACCGCCCTAACAAGTTTATCTGGCGAGCTTTCTGCTGTTGCAAAGTCTAGCGCATCCCAAGTCAGGCCATTATACAAAGCGGAAATATAGAACTTTCCAGTATCTACTTCGTTCACAACAAAGTACCCATCAATGAAATCAATCCCACCTACTACGGAAGGGAAATCAGGGTCAGTTATTTGTGCGAATACGTTTGTGGCATAAGTGAAAATATACGCATCATTCCCGTCGCAAATGCCTAACTGTAGCCCGTTATCCGCGAAGGTAACAATTCCAGAAGAAGTGTTAAGCGTACCACGTGAGGTAGCTACTCCGGCACTTGTCACCTCGTAAAGAGTGTTAGACGCAACGAAGAACGCCCTGCCGTTAGATACGTCTAGCCCGCCACGAACAGGGCCAACGCCACAGGTTGAGAATAAGGAAAGTCCGGGTGTGCCCAGCAACGAAGCGACATCCGAGCCTTGAGGGTCAGAAATCGGGATAAGGTTCACCGTGCGCTGCGCGTCGAATGAAAGCGAGCGTTGCTGATAACTTGGGCCTACCAGCGCAATCTTCATCTAATAAGCCCATCCGCTATAGATGTTGCGAACAGCAAAATTCTGAGGATAAGCATCCATTGTCCGAACTTGCGCTACTTTAGTACGAATTGCGCCTAAGGACTCGCCCGCTATCTTAACCACACTTGGGTCTGGTTGCTGTTGGTATTCTGGGGCCAGTTCTAGCGCCAAGTTATAGATAAGCGCACGCTCCCACCCATCAGGCAAAGAAAACGCCGTGTCTAGTGTCGCAAAGCCAGTAACAGCTTTCTCGCTTAGGATATAAAGCGTCTGGCTAGTATCAATCGGATATAGTCGGATGATTGAAAGCGGATAGGCGTTGCTGTAATTCAAAAACTCAGGGATGCCAGAAAGGTTCTTATAAGAAATGCTATTGTAAGCCTCGTCTGTGATAATCCCTAAAGGATAATCAATCGAGCCAGAGCGCACATGCGCCTCAATAATATCCATAGGGCGGGTAGTGTTGAACGTCCCGCCTGTGCCGATAGTGTAACTTGCCGCTGCCGAAAGTGGGAAATTCTCCCAAGTCCTAGCGTAAACATTTAATGAATCATTCGACCACGAAGCAATCAAAGCATTAAGCGAGGCCAAAGCGTCGTCAGCTTCATCAGCAGAAGGCGGCTCGCTCTTTACAAGAACGCCAATTTTCTGCATTGCACGCGTGATAATGGTACGGGCTGTAGTAGTCATAAACCCTCAAAAGAAAGAGGGGGGTTTTAGCCCCCCACTTATTAAACCAGAGCGCCCGCAAGTGGCGTCGTAGCGCCGATTGGGGTGAAGCTCATGGTCGAGCCAAGAGCAACAGTCGTTGCAGTAGCATCCGAGACGTTCTGAGCCGCCTGAAGTTGGATAGTACCAGCAAGCGCAACAGTGATTGTGCCTTTTACTTTCACGTTCACATAAGCCGCCGTGCCGGCAAGCAAAGAAGCCGCATCGGTCGAAGTCGTGAAAGTGGTATTAGCAGTAGCCGCCGCGCTGTTTGCCTGCACAGCCAAAGCCGTAGCAGTAATCATCGAAGCAGTGCCCCATTTCAAAGCGAGCTTAACCCCACCCGAAGCACCAGCCGTGGTGATGAGGTTAATATCCACATCATAAGTGCCGGGCTGAAGCGTATCGCTAAGCAATCCAACCACGTTAGCAAGAGTCGTGCTAGCAGATTGGCTGAAAGCGGTGGTTACTTTTGAAATGTCTGGAAGGTTGTCGTTAATGATTTTGCGTGTGTCGTCCGTCAGAACACCCACGTTAATTACTTTATTTAAAGCCATTTTTATTCTCCTGATGGGTGAAAGGGGAGAGTATCGCTACCCTCCCCAATTATTGCTACGAAGTGATGCGGCAGCCCCATTCAGGACGAACCGGAGCAAACCCACCGAGGAAGTCAAGGCGCGTAATCATGCGGCGCTTGAGAATATCCCACGAGCGCACGATTGCAATGGTCATACCCTTGTAGGTGTACTGTTCAGCGTATTCAGCCGAGGTAGGCAGAACCAACGGAACCGAAACCATGCGGTAAGCATCCTTGTGGTAAACAAGGCTGTTGGTGTAGGTCGTCGAAGCCGAACCAACCGCAACGGTGATGAGTGCTTCGTCAACCGGAGCCGCCGAAACGTTCTGACGCGAGTCAGTCGTGGTGTAGTAGATTGCTGGGTAGATGGAGAGGGTCACGCTGTTACCAGCGGTTTCAGTTACAGCAGCCGTGACGGTGAACTGCTGAGGATAGCCAAGGTCTACTTTGGTCTGAGGGTGAACAGCATTAACGCCTGCAATGCTGAATACCGTACCAGCAGGAATCGTAGCACCGCCAGTTACGCCATCAATGCCAAGGGTTGCCATGCCATTGCTGATTGCAACAACCGAAGCCTCAACCGCGAAGCCCGATACATCAACGCCATTGGTGATGCGAGGAACGAGGTTGTTGCTCATGTAGGTGAAGCCATCAGCCGTACCCATCAAGCCACGCTTGTACTGTTTAGCCAGTTCATCGCTTGCTTGAACAAACGACTTGCGCGAATCCAGTGCCGAAGCTTGAGCCGCAGGCGACAGAAGCGCATAACGCTCGCCGTCCATAGGTGCAAGGAACTCGTCCAACTTAACGCCAGCCGAAAGCATCGTGGTGGTATTGAACACAGTCGAACCCGGAGTACCAACAAAGTTCGGGGTGTTAATCACCGCACGCTCAAGGTAGGTTTTCTCAACTTCTTGCGCCATACCAGCAGCGTAAGGCTTCACGAAACGGTCGTAAATGCCTTGCAGGTTAGCAGTCGAAGCCAGTTCCTGTGAATCAAGGTCAAAGCTGGTGACAGCAATGATGTCCAGCGGCATAGCCACTTTTTCCTCAAGCAGCGAGCCAATCGTTGACGTAATGTCAAACGAAGTGCCAACTTCAGGACGGACAGGCTTGCTGATGTAAACGGTATCACCAGCCGAATAGCCGTTCTTGCCGTTGTAGTCAGAAGCATCAGCCTTGCCGATGGATTTGCAGAACTGGAGGTTATCGACAAACGCGCCAGCAGCGAGCTTGGCAATTACGCCAGCATTACTTTTGATTGTGTTAATAGTATTGTTAGCCATGTTAAGTTCCTATCTAAGTTGCGATAGGAACCCACCATGGGAACCTATCAGTTATACCGTTTAAGTAAATCCTCCACCGACATTTCATGCAGTGCTTTGCTGGGGTTTCCAGTTCCGCGTGCCGAAGTGACTGGCGCAGGGGCATTCGTTACTTTGTTCTGATTGAGATATTGCTCACCCCTGATTTCTGCTCTTGCGATTTCACGAATCACTTGGGCAGGTGTCATATCTTCCAAAGCCTCAAGGTTTTCCTCTTTCATCAAGGCATAAAGAGCTAGGTTAGCGTCCTCGGCCTCGATTAAGATATTGGCAATGGTAGGATTGAGGTTGTTCATGAAATCAGCGTGCTCGTTGTAAAGAGTCACATAGTCGGGATTATCTTTGATAAACTCCGCTTCTTTCGCGGCTATATCGTTAATCCGTTTAGCTGTTTGCACCCACAAAGCGCCTTGCTGCTGAGTTTCGTTTGCTTTAGTTTCTCTCTCAGAGATTTCTTGTTTCGCCCCGTGCCGCCCTAAATCCACATAATACTTGCGCTCCGCTGCTCGTAATTCATCCCAATCCGTAAATTGGCTTTCATCCGGTGGCTGTGGTGCTGTATTCTGGGGGGCGGTTTGCTTTGCTAAGATAGGCATGACTGAATCGCGCCATTCGCGCATTTCTTTCAGTTCTCGCCGCATCTTTGCTTGCGTGCTGTTGTATTTCGATAACCGATTGGCTTCACGCTTTGCCAGTTGTTCTGGTGTGAGTTCAGCATCAGGTTTAGGTGCAGGAGCACTTTCCTTTGCTGGTTCAGTCTTTACTTCTGGAGTTTGCGTCGCTTCGGTTGATGCCACTTCAGTGGCCGCGCCAGTTGCACTTTGTGCCTCGGCAATAACAGCTTCGATTTCCATAGTACCATTATCTCCTATTAGTTGCAAGCGTTAATTAAAGCGACCGAAAGGATTCCCCGCCGCCATTAGAAGTAGTATCATGCTTTGCCGAGCTTTAACATTTTTTTGTTGTAGTTGTTCTAATAATATAAGCTGCTGCCTTATTTCAGCCATGAGGGTGCTGTATTCCTTTTCTAATGCCCTCATCTGCCTTTCGGCTTGCTTAGTAGTATCATTCTTGATTTCTGCCTTTTTTACAACAATTTCTTGTGCTTCAAGGCGTAGCCGAGTGATTTCTTCTTCTTTAATGCGTTTGCGCCTAAGGGCAACCTCCCTATCCTGACGATTGCGCTCTAGCTGCCAGTGGATGTAGGAATCGTCTCCAGCGGTATCTACAGCAACAGCGCCGCCGAAGCGTGCTATCTGAAACCCACTACCTTGGAATGCGTTACTTTGAAACGCCATCTATTCCCAAAAGCCGTTAATCAGTACCGTCCCACGGATAATTTGCGAAGCCGTTGCAGTGCCAACTGGCATTTTAAGAATGACATGCACAAACGTACCAGCCGAGACATATAGCGGAGCATCAAGATTCACATCGACGGGAGCCGCAACCGAACCAATAGCAGCACCAATTGCGAACGACTGCACGCCAAGCGTCAAGCGTCGGGGCGCTCTTGTACCAGCCGTTGCTGAATCCGCCGTGGCGAGTGATACAGCGGTTGAGCCGACCCCTAAACCCCATTGCAGAACGGTTGCCGTTGTCGCGACAGCAGCACCGAGGTTCATTGTTTCAATCCGCACGCCACGAATTACTAGGTTTTTACCAGCACCCGCCGCTGAAGGCGCAGTTACTTGGAAGCCAAACAGCGCATAGTCAGTTTCCGCACCAGCCACAGCAGCGAATTGGAATTGGCCGCCGAGCGTGGTATACCCAGCCGCCGTGTTTGATAGCGTAGCCGAGGTAGGGGCAGCACTGTTTGCATAGTTTGCTGTAAAGCCAGCCGCAGCGCCCCGTGCGTTGT